TTCACAATGAAGTTAGACGGCGTGATAGGGTCCAGATTAGCCTGGGGGACATAGAACTCACCGCCAGTCGTAAATATCTGTAAGTCACGGCCTGAGAAGATGTCTGTTACCCTATTGAGCGTGGAGGTCGAGATTGTCGCCTCCAGGGCCGCATCGTCCAGACTCTCCCCCTTATCAAAGTTGAAGAAGTCATTAACCCTGGATGCCCAGATGGTTGATGGCAGTGACCCAGAGCCAGCAAGCCATAGACGGCCTTCATGGAAAGTTATGGCCTTAGGCCAGCCCCTGGTGTTAGACCAGGCGTCCTCATAACCATGCTCAGTCTCAAAGTCACCGGATGAGATGGTATCAGTGTCAAAGAATGATATCTCGACATATGCCTTAACAACTGTGTCGCTGACATATTCCACGATCCTGGCGCGGCCAAAGCCATTTGTAACATTAACGTATTCGCCGACCATAGCAGTGCCAAAGGCTTTGACTGAGTATTGAGATGTAGCATCAGGAGCCGTGTCCCAGGCCGGATACACCGTTAGAACTTTAGTTGATGCGACATAATCCTCAACGTGCCTGACTTGGCCAGCACCCGTACCAGCGGTGATCCTGATAAACATCCCATTCGGCTGGTCGTCACTGGTATAACTTGTGGCCGCTTTTAGCGTAATCGTATCAGCCCCACCAGCCTGGGCCGTGCCAGTATCGGTAGTAACGCTTGACGCAGTAAGAGTGATATTTCCAACCGTGGCAGACGGCGTAATGTCATAATTCGGATTATGAAAGTCTAAAGCATAAGCATAGCGTGGGATGTAATCAAAAGCGATAGTGGTTTTTGTCCAATCAGCGTTAGTCGCGCCTCGCACCAGTTTGAGTGGAGCCAGGTCCTCATGAACAAAAATAATGGTGTCAGCGGACTGGGCATAACGCAACTCAGGCAACATAGCCGCAGTAATCTCAGGTATTGCCAGGTAATCGTTACCAGAGGCGTTGATGTTGGTAATTAAAACGCCATCTCTAAAAACATATAGCTTGCCTGGCGTAATGGCAAACATATAGCTATCATCAGTGTTAAACTCAAACGGAACTAACCGAACACCGTTAGCCGCTCCACTATCCAGGGTCATGATATAGCGCAAGCCTTCGCGCCTCTTACATCCACCCTGGGGCTGAATGATGACGTTCTTAGCCGTCTCTAAGGCTGAGTAATATTGCTTTAGGTCAATCCTGGCGCGGAGTAGCGGATCAATCTCACCGACAGCAAAGTTTGTTTGGATAGAAACAAGTCGGCTCATCCTCTAACCGATATCAGACTGTAATCCTCTATCGCCTCTATCTGGCGGTTCTGGCTGTCGATAGAGGTGGCTACGCGGAAGAAGCCTCCACGCATATTCTCAGACGGCGTACCAGTCGCAATGTTTTTGAAGTAGTCCGCTTTGGTTATCTGGTCAGTTACGGTTTCCGCAATGTTCCAGGCCATCATATATTTTAGCAGTTGGATAAAGTATGTAGGCAATTCTGACTCGGATGGAGCATACTGATAATCAACATAAATAGACTCTTCAGAGGACAGAAGTTTGTCACCCATAATTTCCCAACCATATTGGATTGGCTTTGCCCCAGACGTGCCCTGATTAAAGACCGCTCTTACATTATTTAGGCGATCACCAGGCAGTTGGTATTCATATAAAAACTCATTAACAGGGGTATTGATTGTCCGAGCCAGTTGCACCTTCTTAAAAGAAAACGTCCAGGGAAACATCCCTAGAGTGCTGTCTCGAATATCATCATATAGGCGGTCACATATCTGAGCCGCATCAGTACCCTCAGAAAAAGAAGAGAGAGGTTTGGCACCCAGCATTATCAAAGCGTCTGAGCAAATAGACAGTTTTGTATCACCAGATGCCATAAGTCTCTCCTAAGTTAGGGGCGGCTGGCGTCAGGGAGAAGCCGCCCCAGGGAGGAATGTTAGTCACTATCTGTAACAGCGATGGTTGTCCCATCTGACACATCGACTACACCAGAGGCATTGCTAAGAACAATGACCAAAGAGGCAGTTGGAGTGTTGCTGTCATAGACATACATCAGATCACCTACTTTGAGGACATCAGATGCGTCATTAAAGTAGCCAGCGGTGTTGACCGTAGCGATAGCATCAGCGGTGGTGTAAGACCACATCTGAGGCGCACTACCAGCCTTTGCTTGGCCACCGATAGGCTGTAAGCCAGTTTCAGAATAAGCCATAGATCAATCTCCTCTTAGCTTTCACGGCAAGTGATTTTAGTGATACCTTCAGCATCAATAGCCACACTTCCGGCAGAGAACATTGAGGCAACCAAAAATGAGGTCTTCTCTGGAATGTAATCTACGCGGCTTGTCTGGCCCATGCCGATACCGAGGCCCATAGCGTCACGATGGAAAGCATAAACGATACGGTCACTAGAACCGTCAATCGCCAAACCACCTTCGTCACGATCCCCAATAGACACAAAACGGAAGCCAAGAAACGTGTTAACCTCACCTGTAACTAGAGCCTTGACAGTGTTGAAATCACTTGATGTGACTGCTGT